TATTAATTTTATGCAGCTGTGTCAACTTCTTTCCAAGTAGGTGCTGTGCCAGTATTAACTTGGTTCCAAATCAAAGTATTAGCAGTTCCGGCAGTAATTGTCAAACCGTTTCCTGTAGGAATTACTGTAGCATCCCCTTGAATTGGGCCTGGAGTGCCATCATTCATTGTCATAGCAATACCAGTAATCATTGCATCTGGAGCCGGATCAGCATTACCTAATGCCATTGTAGCAGCTAACGATGTAGGAATTATAGTATTATCAGGACTTCCCCAGTTAGCGTCTCCCCAACCATATCTGCCCCAACCTCTATTAATTTCTCCTACAACTGTTTCATTACCTAAAGTTGCAGTCATTGCTTGACCTGTAACATTTACGTCTACAACAGTTGTGTTAGCGCCCCATCCTTGGTTACCCCAAGTTACACGACCCCAACCAGTTTTAACTTCTGCATCAATAGTTACAGAACCCGCTGTACTTGTCATTTGAATACCAGTAGGAACTACTTGACCAAAACCACCCCAAACTAAATTACCCCAAGTTGCACGTCCCCAACCTTGATTAATTTCACCTACGACAGTTTCAGTTCCTATAGCAAAAGTTGCTAAAAGATTTGTGTTATTAACTATTGCTGTGGTATCGGTTAAAGTTCCCCAATTACCATTACCATAAGTTGTTGCTCCCCAACCTTTTACTAAAAATGCTGTTACGCTTGAAAGATTTGCAGACATTGCAAATCCAGTGATTTCAGTTGTAGAATTATTTATATCTCCCCAGTTTCCAAATCCCCAAGTTCTACCACCCCAGCCGGCGTTTACTTCCGCTGTGACAGTTACACTTGCAAGAGTTGCGGTCATTGCTTGACCAGTAGCAAATGCGTCTCCTACTGCACCCCAGGTACTGTAACCCCAAGTTTTTGCACTCCAACCAGAATTTACTTCTGCTGTAATAGTTACTGAAGCTAATGTTCCAGTTAATGCTTGTCCTGTAATTGTAGCGCCTTCGTTATTATTGCCCCAAAGTTGTTTACCCCAACCGTCTTCTCTACCCCAACCAGCATTTACTTCTGCTGTAACAGATACACTAGCAAGAGCGGCGTCCATACTTCCGCCACCACCCCAAAAGAAATTACTCCAAGTTGAATCACCCCAAGCACTGTCATTTGGATTAGTTACACTTATAGTTGCATTATTTTGTGCTCCCCATTCACCGTTGTTCCAAGATAAAGCACCCCAACTGTTTTGAGTAATAATACCATTACCACCCATTCCAGTTCCGTGAATATAACACATCCAAATAAAATCTAATTCATTTGGTGGTGTGTATTCTACGTAACGAGTAGTTGCTGCATTAAAATTTGTAGAATTAGTCCACGTTACTTCTGTAACGTTAACGCCATCAAGATTATAAGTTACACCTGTTGATAATAAAGAACTTGCTCCAGTGGTTTGTTTAAAAACCATTGGATGACTATTATTCGATGCATCGTCTTGATTAAATCTTAAAGTAAAATTGGAAACAGTATTAATATCGTAAGTAGGTCGAACGCCGTCTAAATAATAAACGTTACCTGTTCCGCCGCTCGGAAATTGTGCTCCCGATGCTACGGTTACGATATAAGTTTTGTCAGCCATAGGAGCTACCTCCTACGATTAACCTGAGATCCTTAAAAGAGCTGCAGTAGATGTTGCTGCTGGAAACTGAATAGTAAAAGTTCCAGACGTTGCAGTTTTGTCTCCACCAAAATCTAAAACACAAACTGCGTCAGTTGTAGAAGATCCTGAACCAGTAGTTGTATTGTAAATCAGTGCGCCTCTTGCTGTAAGAGTTACACCAGTGAAAGATAAATTTGCAAAATCGGCTCTAGCTACACCGGCTGTCATTGAAGTTCCAGCATTGACTAAAGCTCCACCGCCTGCTGCGTAAGTGCCTGATGCACTAACTTGACCAGCTGTGATGTAGTTAGTAGTTGCAGAATTTAAAGTTGCGCCTGAAGTGTATAGAGCTAATTTAAAAGTGTCACCACCAGATTGTTTAAAACTGTGTGAACCATCTAACAATTCTTTTTTGAAAGAATTACATATTGCTTGTGTTATTGCCATAAATTATCTCCTTATTTTCCACCGACTCGAGGAACACCGCTTTGGTACTCATCGCGTCTACGTCTTCCCATTTGTTCTATTGAGAAGCCTTCAACTACTTGTTTATACTTTCCTTCGTATAATTGCAAGAGATCATTTGGGCCCTTCAAAAAACTAAATGCCTCTACCAGGCAGGCATACAAAAGTCCGTTGGGAAAATACAGACTTAGATATGTAGTAGTATTTGTACTTGATAATCCTTCGTCTTTCAAGATATAATTTAACTGAATTGTGTATGTCTGATTTGGAGTAGGTGCAAAAACCAAAGTATTTTTATCCCACCATCCATAGTATTTTGGAACCCCTGTAGTTCCTTTTGGATTATATTCACTCATAAAATTAGTATCTCTCCACTGTAAAAAATCTCTATTATCCGCTGAAGATGTACCATCCGAGTCTATTATTTGAGCTGATCTAATTATCAAAGCATTGTCTGGAACGTCTATATATCTTTGACTGACAATAAGATTTGCCGTAGCATATCTTTTATTATTATCAGAATCTACGTCTCTAAATATTTTCCATTCAGCATCATTGATAAAACCATTAATAATAGAATCAGATAAAACTGTACTTGATACTTCTGTGTAATCTCTAATTTTTTGTACTAATTCTGCATATGTCATACTGATGTATTATCATTGATCGGTCCAGCCGATACAAATGATCCTCCTCCTGTTTCAGCGCTAGAAGCATTGTTAACTAAATTAAAAGTATAACTGTTTTCTACAGTTATTGTTGACGGTTCTCCAGCTTGTTTCATAGTAGTTTGTACCATAGTTATAGAATATCCACCACGTACTTTTGCACCCAAAGAGTGAGTTGTAGCCGTTGTATTTTTTGGAGTTTTACCTCTAAAAGGAGCATTCGTTCCTCTAGTACAACCAATCAACTGATTTGCTGTATTGCTAGTGTATTGAATAACTTCGTTTTCATAAAGTCCAGAAGTAGAATTTACTTTTTCAATTACGACATAACCTGCAGAAGGAAACTGAGAAGAGTCATTTAAAGTAATTACATCAGTCGTTGCATTTATATCAGCGGCCAATGTAGTTTGTAATTCTAAAGTGGAAACTGCAACACCACCAACAGGACTTTTAACATCATAAAATCTTACAATATCTCCGTTCACTCTTGCACTATTTGGTTCGTCAATTGTAACTAATGTAGAAGAAGCTGCAGTTGTTATTGGATTATCTTTTAAAATATCTAAAGTAGGAAATTCTGTTCTTGCAGGTCTTGCGTTTGTTAAACCTTGTGGATCTGCAGAAAAAGGTTTTGGATCTAATTGTGGTTGTTTTTTTTCAAATTCTGATGTGTGAACTCTAGCGCCATTCCATTCAATAACCATTTCATTGTATGGAAAAGCCAAACCTGACCTGTCTGAAATAAAAAGTGCAAATCTTCCTGATGAATTTTTAGTCATAGTTATATATTAGGGTAATAGTTTTTAGGAGTTATATAAGAACTTGATGGCGAACCATCTTCTGCTAAAGCTCTTGATAACTCATCTTCATATAATAATTTAAATTCCTGTGTTCTTTGTGGTGCATATTTTTGAGATAGATAATAAGTTAAACCTGAAACCATACAAGGTATAAATCTAAAAGGCATATCAGTTGCATTAGTATAAGCTCCAATGTCTTGAATTCTTTTTATATAATAAAAATGCATATCTTTAGATGCATTAGTTGAATCTGGTGTTGGATAAATACTAATACTGACATGATCAATAAATCTTTGTACCCAATATTGGTTAGGAGTTCCTTTTGAAAGTTTATTTGAAAATGCTGCGTAAGTTGATCTATCAACTTTAGTCATAGGACTATCTGATTGATCTGTTGCGGTTCTATTAGATCTTAATTGTGCTTCAAGGACATCGGAAATCCCAAAGATTCCGTTTGGATTTGATGTAGCACTTGTACCATCAGCAGCTGATCTAAAAAATTTATATTCAGCTTGTCCTTCAACTAAATCAAGATCAAGTTCATCTATTTCCCAATAGTGAATACCTCTGTTTCCCCACTCTTGAAGCATTATATTTAATGATCTTCTTGAGGTTTTTAATTGATAACCTGATACTTGTTGAA